GGACAGGGGCATGCCCTGACGGTAAGGGCGGTCTTCCGTCAACGCGGTAAAAACATCCGCCACGGCGATAATGCGCATCGGCAGGGAGAGGCAGCTCCCCTTGATTTGTTCGGGGTAGCCTGTTGATGCGCGGCGCGAAAATCGCCCCGCTAGGAGCGTAATAACTTAGTGCTGGTCGCATTGCACATTGTGCAATAAATTTGCAAGGCGGGGTTTTGGCCCCGCCTTTTTGCGTTAGTTGGTCTGGCAGGTTTGGGCGATGCGATCACGACTGATGGCAAAATACTCTGCCGACAACTCGATACCGATGTAGCCACGCCCAGACTCCCGGCAGGCAACGCCTGTGGAACCGCCGCCCATAAACGGGTCCAGTACCGTGCCGCCAGGCTGCGTTATGGCCAGCAGGTCGTGCATGAGCGAGAGCGGTTTGCTTGTCAGGTGTACCTTTTGGGCTGCAATGACTGGATATGAGTACAGGCCAGGTAGGCACGCCCGTGATGTCGATGTTAAGCGCCCCTTGGAGCCATAGACAACAAACTCGCACTGCTGACGGAATCGCCCCATCTGGGGTCTTGCAGCGCGCTTGTCCCAGGGAACTATGCCGAGCCAGCGCCAGCCAGCGCCCTGGATCGCATCGGTCAAGGCTGGGAGCTGCCGCCAATCCGTAAACACCATGAGCGGTGCGCCCTCTCGGCTGACACGCCAGCACTCAGCCAGCCACAACATACACCAATGCGTCCAGCTCCGCTGGTCTTTGGCGTCGCCAAGCATGGGCGGGTACTGCCGTCGCGTACCGGACTGCTGATATTTGCTTGCGGGATCAGCCTGCTTAGCGCTCAACCTTGCGCCGCCACTGGAGTATGGCGGGTCAGTTAGTACCGCGCCCACGCTGCCACTCGGCAAGTTTGACAGGATGGCCAGAGCGTCACCGTTATACAGGGTTACATTGTCAAATTTGGCTTGAGTCATTGAACTTGCTCCGTTGACCGTCTGGCGGCTCAGAGCTGGGGCGCGTGGCCCGCAGAACAAAAAACGTCCCGCAACGCGGGCACTTAAATTCCATCTCCAGCGCTTGCCCTCTGGCCAGCAATTTGCCGCAATGAGGGCAGCGAACATCATCAAGAATTTTCTGCATGATATGTTGATGGTTGCGCCCCGACGAGTAAATACCTACCGTGTGTTGGTCTCGCAGAGACTCAGACAGGCGGAAACTCTGCATGGAGCGGGAATCTTCATGCGGGGCCGTGGTGCGGCATTTCCCTGCAGCCGCGCCGGTGGGGGCGTTGACGCGCCCCCGCCACTGTCAATCGTTACCTCCCCAAAATTGCTTGGGCGCAACGTAAGTCGAGATAGTCTGCCCACGCCTGCAACATTTTGCGCCGCTCCGTCAGCAGATCTGAACGTTGATACGCCGCGCGCACCTGGTTTTTATCTACGTGCGCGAGCTGTCTTTCTATCACCTCGCTTGCCCAACCCATTTCAGAAAGAGTTGTGGCCGCCATTGCCCGGAAACCGTGGGCTGTCATTGTTTCCGGGCCGTACCCCATGCGACGTAAGGCCAGATTAAGCACATGACCTGTCTCGTGCCGCGTTTTGTCCCATCGCGAAGGAAACAGCCACTGGGTTTTGCCCGTTATTGGCTGTAACTCTCGTAGAACATCCAATGCCTGGCGCGAAAGCGGAACGTTATGAGGGCGTTTCATCTTCATTTTGGCGGCTGGTATCCGCCATATGCTAGTATCCCATTCAATTTCTCCCCAAGCGGCGGATGACAATTCACCGGGGCGGACGAACAGCAAGGCCTCAAGCTTCAACGAGCATCGGCGCTGTTGATTGCGATAATGCTCTATACTGGACATGAGCTGGCCGATCTGACGCGGCTCGGTGATCGCCGCTCTGGGTTTGCACTTATGTGGTGTTAGCGCCCATCCAAGATCACGAGCGGGGTCACGGCTAACCAATCCGCACGCGATGCCATATCGCATGATTTGCGAGATATGTGACTTGATTTTACGGGCGACCACCAGTGTGCCGCGCTGCTCGATATGACGCAAAATCGTCAGGATGGTGGGTGCGGTAATCTTGGCCAGTGGTTTATCCCCAAGCCGAGGCATAACCTCACGCTCCAGCCGCCGCCAAGATTCCTCCGCATAATCTGTATTGCCCTGGAGCATATACCGCTCCCACCAATCGCGCGCCACGGTCGCAAATGTCACTGTCGATGCCATAAGTCCTCCTTGTACGAGGACTTATCGGCTAATTATCAATCTCCCAACGTGGGAGGGATGCAACGCGGTTGCGGCCATGACTAAAATGGCCAGGCAACATAGGGCATCGCGATAATGCGCGCATGAGCAATTATCACTAAGGACACTGCTTTTGCTTGCTCCTGCATCCCTCCCACGTTGGGAGCCTTACAATCCCTATGTGATTGTCAAAGAGCTTGGTCAGATGGTTTATGCGATTACACCGCGTAACTGACGATGATGGCCTGTACATCAGCGGCGGTGGTTGCCGCGTCCACTGCGGCCAGTAGCTCGTTACGGCGAGTTGCCAGCGCATTGCGCACAAACTCCAGCCCCTCCGGGTCAGAAGCGGCCAGCAGGCCTGCCTCTACCGCAACAGTGGACGGCGTGGGGTCAGACAGAGCCACGGCTCCAGCCAGAGCTGCCTCATGCCCGGCAATGATAGCTGCAACCTTTGCGGCTTTAAGCTCTGCCAGCGGCTGTTCCGGGCGTTTGGTCAGGGCGTCTGCTGGCAGGGGGCCAGGTGTGTGCATGCGGCGCGCCGGGCTGTCGTGCGTATCTTCCGGCAGCCAGTATTCGGTGCCGGGCTGCACATCCACTGCTGCAAAATGCGGTTCCGCGCGTTGGCGGTGATCCTCAACCAGCACCCAGCCTTTGTTGTCCACGTACTGCGGCCACTGGTTTTTCCAGGGGCGGGGCGGCAGATCATCGGGCGTAGAGTTGTACGGCGGGTAGCCGTAGTCCTCATCTGAGCTGATATAATACTGGGCAGGGCGCGTATATCTATGGACGATTGCCATTGGTTACTCCTTAATTTTTTAACCAGCTCCCGGCGTGGGAGGCGTTCATGGCGATATGTCGCGGCGTGTTGTCGGCAATTTTACGTCATATGCGTGGTCTGGGTGGTCTACGACTGGACCATTTACGCAGACGTTTGGTAGTAGCGCTGTTAACTTTGGCGGTACTGGCGATGTGCGCGACACCATTTTTACTTTCGACTCGTCACGGGCTGGCCCAGTCAGTAACACCAACAAACCCCGCGCCTGGGGTGCTCTTGCGTGCTGTTACCTCGGTACTCCCGCATCATAACGCGGGCTGCCCAAGATATGCACACGCCAATGCTCCCCAGGCGCGGGGTTTGTTGGCGGCACCTGTGGGCACGACACGGGATGCATCCATGTACATGTGACGCATTGACTCCCCACCGTTACCATCGCTTATCCCGGCAATATTATAGCGTGCCACGACACCCGATAGCGTTATTGCCCCGAGTTGCGCGTCTATCACGCTATATAACGCCGCAGTGGATTTGCCCGTGATATTGCGCATCATATCCACATGCACCCCTCCCACGCCGAGAGAGTCATATCCCGCCATTTCGCGCAGCAGGCCTGTCAGGTCAGGCATCAGGAGCGTATCTGCGCTTTTGTCCCACCAGAATTTGGCTACGCCGCCAATGTTATTCCAACGAATCTGGGAGCCATCGGCAAGCGTTGCCCATGCCGCATTGTGTGCGGCCTCGTATTCAGCAAGCGACCCAAAAATGCGCTTTGCACCGTGGGTGGTTGACAGATAGGCGGCCATCTGTGGATAAGTGGCCGAAAAATTGGAGACGACATTGGCATTGCAGGGTTTGAAACCTGGCCGGACAAGCTCATCCTCAAACCACACATATTGGCCAATCGGATACGGGGCCATGCCGCCTACAATCTGCCATTGGCTGCCAGAGTATATCAGCGTGTAAACCTGCCCCTTGGCGATCTGGCCAACCTCCGGCGCAACTCCGCAATAAGTAATACCCTTGGCTCCAGTACCGGACACGTTGAGAGTGGGATTAGCTGCGGCATTTACAGTAGTAAAAACGACATGCAACGTAGCGCCTTCTGTCAGCGCAAACCCGGAAATCTCCAGTTCCTTGGCTGCGGTGGCGGCAGCCGTTGTACACGTGTACATGGTCGGCCTGGTCGATATGCGCCCTGCCGTATCAACGGATATCGTTGTGCCGTCGGGCATGACCAGGCCGGGCTGCAACAACGTGGCCAGACCCGGCGTTGCGGATTCGATGAGCATGGCAATGGCCTTGCGCACCTGTTCCAGATCTGTGCCGCTGGGTGTCAGACCTGCAAAACGGATGAGGTGGATCAGTTCGCGCATGCCCGGCTCAATAGCCTTGGCAGGCACGGCAGAACCCTCGATCCCGGCTTCGGGATTGCCATCAATATAGATAGCGGCCTCGCCTTGGGCCTCTTGTCCTATGGGGGTTGCGTAATCCATTGCTATACTCCTGTGGCCTCGTAACCGACCACCAATGTTGTGTGCCCTGGAGCGTATCGACGCAGCAGGCACTCCAAATCCTCGCGATTGGCAATGCCCAAAAGTTTGTCCCCGGCCTGCGACGCGCCGCAACGAAAGCGCACAACACGCTGTCCGCGCACAACAACTGACCAAACGAGGCGCACCTCGTGCCCGCCGTTGAGTCTGCCGCCGCACCGGGAGAGGCCCGTCAAAAATGGTTTGTACTCCGAGACCGTGATCTCAAGGCCCAGCATATCTGCCAGGCGCTTGTAAAATGCCTTTGTCTGCCCGCCCGCACCCGTGAGCTGCGCAACAACCGCCGCGCGCCGTGCCTGCAGCGTGCTGTCCCAGGCGATAGGGCAATCGCCGGGCAGGCCACAAACCCGCTCCCAATCTGATAACAGCTCCAGGGCCTGGCGCGGATCAGACTCCCTGATCAGCGCCGCCGCCCGGCTGTCCACGCGCTCCAGCTCCTGCGCCAGACCGTCCAGCAGTTTGACCCATGTGCTGTCCGGGTCCGTGGGCAGGGCCTCGCCGGGCGGCTGCAACTGGAGGAGTTGGTTAAGATAATCGGCCACGGCTAATCCCCCCAATTAATTGCGCCGGGTACGGCGAGCTGGCCGGTGACGAGCTGGATATTTGCGGCGGGGGTGATGAGCGTATGATCATCCTCGCCGTCCGTCTGACTGATGGCCTCGTTGATGCGGGACACAATGACGGTGCCGCCGGGCGTGGCATCCCTGCGCAGGGCGGCCCAGAGCGCCTCGGCCACCAGCACGCGCAGACGCGGTGTGTCGGGCGAGATACGGAGATTGCAGTTTATTGGCACGGGCACGGGGGCAACAACGTAGACGTCTGCCGTCACGGGCCGCACGCTGTCGATATAGGCTTTGACGCGGGCCACATCTGCGGCCAGGGGGATGCCGTTGTCGTAGGTTGCGTCCATCGCAAAGCGGACAGTTACGGAACCGCGCCCCATCTCGCCGGGATAGCACCAGGCGCGCGTGACGCCAGCAACGCTGAGTGCCCAGGTCACATAGTCCTGGGCAGCGCCACCGCTGGGCAGGGTGCGGATGCGGGCGAGCACTCGGTTGCGCAGGGAGGCATCGGTCTCCGTATCTGCGCCGCCAGTGATGGGGGCTGTGGTGACTCCGGTTGCGGTGACGCCCAGCACGGGCGATGTGAGGGTGAGAGCCACACCAGTGTCGGCGTTGGCGGCCTCGCCCGCATCCACGGCCATGATTGCAGGCGATACCGTGCCGTCTACGGCAACCGCATCTGCCTGCACCTCGTACAACACGCCATCGGCCCGCTGCATCTGCGTGCCTGCGGGCATGATTGTGCCGTTAGCAGCCGAAAAACTGATACCGCTGGTGATTGCCGCCTTGGTGGCCGCCTTGCGGGTGACGCCCCAGACGCTTGACCAGCGCTCCAAATGTTCCAGCTCTGCCGTATCCGGCATGATTTGTTGCGCCTGCCAGTCAAGATAGCCGTACAGGCCGTGCGCAACACCGCCCTCCATCCTGGCCAGGACGGCCAGGAGGCGGCGGCGCTGATACGGCTCGCCGTCCAGGCGGCTATCCATGTCAGCCTGGGCGCGGGCGATCAGATCAGTTAGTGTGGGGCGTGTGAATGGCATGGCAGCACAATATGTGCTGGCTGAAGGCGAGTCTTTTAATTCTGGATAAAAAATCCAGTTGAGGGCTGGTAATTGTATTTGTCGGTGTAGGTGGAGTCGTCCGGCAGGGTGATGGTGATCTCCAGCGTGAGCCAGCCCTGCTGCGGGTTGGTGGCGGCAACGGCAACGTCTGTGGCCCGGCCATCATCCAGCAGCCACTGGAGAGACTCCTCGGCGTAATATTTTGCGCGGGCCAGCACCTCTGGCAACTGCTTTTCCCGGCTCACGAGCCAGAGCCGGGAGCCAATGCGGTCGGTTTTGCCGCCGTCTGCCGCCGTCTGGCCCAGCCCGTAGTCCGTCAACGGAGCCACGGTGTCGGCCCACCAGCCGCGCTTGTTGCTTGTGCCGTCGGGGATAACATCCTCATCCTCTGCGCGGCGGTGGCAAAACAGGGACAGGATAACGGCGGTGCGCAGGCTGTCATCGCCCAGCACATCGCCAGCAGCCGCGACGCAGTCCGCGCCCAGCTCCGTCATAAATATACCGAGGTCATTAGGCATTGGGCGCTCCCGTTGTCCCGCCGCTGCGGCAGTCGTTGGCGAGTCTGCGAGCCTTACGAATGGCGACAGCAGTATGGCCATTTAGCATACAAGAGATGATGCACGGTGCGGGCAAAATTATCATTGAGGCTCTCCCGTTGTTCCGCCGCTGTCGCCGGGGTGCGTGTGGTGTGCGGTGCTGACGCCAGCCGCAACCTGGTCGCCAGTGGATGTTATGGTGCCGTCCTGCGTGGTGTTGCCCTTGATGGCCAGGTCCGCATTCATCTGGGCGGCGCAACCGCCCCCCTCGCTGCCGAGCTGGTAGGACGGCGTGTTGTAGGCCACTCCCTCGCTGGCGTTGACCGTGTACTTTTTAGTGGTGATAGTTGCATCCTCATCCGCGTCAATCTCCAGGTGCAGGGTTTTGACCCTCATGTGACGCCCCCGCATGAGGGTGATTTTATCGCCTTCATCCGTATAGATGCACACTTCGCCGGATTTTAGCCCAACGGCCCGGAAACTGCGATTGCCGAAGTTAAAACCCACAGCTGAGCCGCGCCGCCCGCCGACATTGAGCACCACGCCCTCGGCACCCGGCAGGGGGTTGCTGGTAAAACCATACGGCTCCACGTGCTCCACGCCGTCCTGGGTTTCGTCGGCCAACACCTGCACCTGCAGGGTCTGGCAGCCCGGCGCAGAGTCAACAACGTGCAGTACCGCCCGCCCGATGAGCGTGTAAATGCTGGTGCGCAGGGCGCGCAACAAACGCTCGTGCATTAGCTAACCCCCATGCTGGCCCAGGTGCCGCCGTCCTTGCCCTTGCCCTTTTTGCCCTTGGGCGCGTCGGGGATAAGGTCATAGGCCTCTTTTGGGGAGAGCGTCAGCTCGCTGATCCAGCCGTCGCTGTCCGATAGTTTGTAACTGACGCCCACGATCAGCTGGGTGCTCAACACCTTGCCCTTGTCGCCCAAAAGGTCGGCCAGAGTGTTGTGCCGCCACAACTCCGCCCCGGCAAACCAGCCGTTGACCGTGGCCTGGACCTTGTGCCCCTTACCGTAGCGGATGGCTACCTCGTGCCGCGCGCGGGTGGTGGCGCTGCCGTACTCCTCTTGCTCCGCCACCAGGGTCAGGGGGCGATAGCGCGGCACACGCGAGTCTATGGCCGAGCCTTTGGCCTGGGCGTTGGTGCTGCCGTTCCAGCTTTCCGACCCGCCACTCTGGCCCTTGACCGTGATGACCGAAAACCGCTCTTTCATGGAGCTGGACATGGTCAACTTTTTAAGGTTGCCGCCCAGCTTGAGGCCCACTGCGGCCTTGGCAGTGCCCGCCCTGGTGATGACCAGGCGGCCACGACCATCGGTAGTAAGCATGACGGCGTTGGCACGGGCCAGACGCTCCAGCATCTCAAAACAGGTCTCGCCCTCGTCTGTTTTAAAATTGGGCGCTGTGGCCAGGCTGCCGGATACGGCCACCACCACCTCAATCCCAAACAATGCGGCCCAGCGGCGCGCCAGCGGAATTAACCCACCGCCTTTGAGCTGCGTGGATGGCGGGCAGCAATCCACGAGGTCTGCCGTTTTGTCGCGCCCCGTGACGCTGTAGGTGTGCCCGTTGGGGTCATAGCTGGCCTCCACGTCGTCAACATAGCCGGTGATGACTGGCGTGCCGTTGACTAACACCCGGCACGGGGCACCTACCGGAACCTGGCGGGACTGCGACTGTTGCGGCCAGCGGTCGGTGACGGACAGCCGAAACGTACCCGCGCATTGCTCCAGGCTGCGGCTGATCTCAATATCCTTCCAGCCGCCGTAGAGCTTGCCGTCAACTTCCAGGCGCACAGATGGGCGCACTGGCTGGCGCTGCGTATCACTCACTGAGCACCTCCAGCTGCGTCTGACCGGGCACGCGGCCAGGATGGCGAACATGGTTGCGGCTGACGATCTCATCGGCCCGCGTGGCCGTGCCATACAGATTATAGGCCGCAACCAGGGCGGGCATGGTGGTGGGCAGCTCGACCGTGCGCACGCTGGGCAACTGGCCGCCGCGCGTGGTCAGGTCTACGGCCACGGCCCGGCGTAACTCCGCGAGGCTGCCGTACACGGGATCGCTGACGACGGGGGCAACAGCGTCAATGCCCGCCAGTGTGGTATCGCGCTCCACCAGCGCGTCGTCAGACGTCACAAAGTCCTTGTAGGCCGAGGCTGCGGCCAGCTCTGTGACGGCAATACCCGCCATGGTGTTGCGCAGTGCAATAGTTGACGGCGTATCAATGACAGGGTTTGTGGTGAGCAACTCGTCAATGGGTTCCACGCCTCGCGATGGTGTCGACGTAAATGAGTATGAGGTGTCCGCATCCGTAGTCTCGCCTGTGGTGCCCAGCAGCCCGCCGAAGAGGTCTGTCAACGCGCCAAACAGCGCGGACGGGCTTGCTGTGAGCGACATGGCATAGCCAAGTCCCTCGGCCATGAGCGCCTGGGGCAGGCCGATGTACTCCATAACCAGCGCCGCGCTTGTTTGCAGGGTTTCGGCTACTGCGGCCAACTCCCGCGCGGCTGGGCCAAACTTTGCCAAAAATTCTTTTTTGAGCGCCTCGCGCACACTGGCTGCGGCCTTGTTGGTGCCGTAGGCCGTGTCTGCAGTGGCCGCTGGTTGCTCAAGGTTGCCAGCCTCGCAAAACGTAATATCGACCTGGAGCAGACCGCCGCTCTCCATGCTCTCCCGCATGGTGTAACGGTCGACGCAGACCTTGATCTCGCCGTGCCAGGGATGGATCAGCGTGCCGGGGCCGTAGGATTCCAGCGCTTTGAGCAGCTCTTTGCGGGCGTCAAAATAACTGTAGCTGCGGCCCTGGACCACAAACGCCTTGACGCTGTACTCCCGCGCCTTGCGGCCCATGTCCTCGGTGTACGGCTCATCGCGCAGCGGGTATTCGTGCTTGACCAGGCGGCGGCCACCGGAGGCGTCAACGTCGTCAACCTCAAATTTTGCACCACGAAAGCTGGCCTGGCGGAGGTTGCTAAAAAAAGTGCGGGTAAACATCAGTCCCCCAGCATCACGTTGTTGATGGTCTGCGCGTAGCTGGCCCCGCTGTACACGTTGCCGTTGCCGCCACGGAGCGTGGCCTGGGCATTGCCCTGCACGTTGACGTCAACAGATACGCCGTTGGCCGTGGCTGCCGCCATCTGCTGTGCGGCAGACTGCATCATCTCCGCAGCACGTTGCATGAGCTGGGATGCAGGATCATTGGCCTTGTTATCGCCAAGGCCCAACCAGCCTTTGACGGCGTTGGTCATGCTCTGTGCCAGGCCCGACCCGGCGATACCACCGACAACGCCGCCAAGCGCGCCGCCGATGGCTGTGCCCAGCCCGGGCGCAATAAATGTGCCGATAGACGCGCCAATCTTGGCCCCCAGAGCGCCGCCAGCCCAGCCGCCAGCGGCCTGCCCTGCGGTGTCGACAATGGCCCCTGCCTTGTCGCCTATGGTTGCCTGATCATCGCCCATGATCTCGTAGGCTCCGTATGCCGTGGCGGCTGCCAGCCCCATGCCGCCAATGCGGCCAAGGCCACGGCCAAGCCTGCCGCCCTTGCCCTTGGGAGCATTGCCCGGCTTGCCCGTGCCGCCATCGGGCAGCACGGCACCGTCCTTGCCGAGCATGGCATCGCGCGTGAGGGACATCTGCCCGTTGACCACATAGACCGGCAACGGCAACTTAAGTCCGGCAAGGCCGCCCATTCCCTGGGCCATGCGGCTGGCCATGCCTCCCGCAAAGCTCCCGCCCATACGGGCAAGGCCACGTCCGGCAAGTTTGATCGCGCCAAAGCCAGCCAGCCCGGCAGCAGCGCCGCCCACCAGCAGCTCCTTGCCGCCAAGTTTGCCGTCGTCCAGCACCTTGCCGATCGCGCGGCTGACCACGTCGTTGATGGGCTGCGCAAATTCATCTGCCGCTTTACCCAGAGCGGCCTTGAGGCGGCCCACCTGATCGACGGAGTTTTTGATGGCGTCAGGCAAATTTTTTTCAATGGTGCCGCCCGCGTCCTTGATGTCGGCATTCATCTTTGCAATATCTTCCAGCGTGTTGCCGTCAAGCAGGATGCGCAGGCCGCGCTGGGTATCGAGGTCAGTCTTGCCAAAGGCAGAGGCAAAAGCCTTGTCGCGTTGAGCATCGGTTTTAAAATGCTTGTATTTTTCGCGGATATCCTTGAGCACATCCACGGCGGCCCGCTTCTCACCCTTGGCGTCATAAAATTTGACACCCGTGGCCTTGGCGGCTTCCTTGAGGTAGTTGTTATTGGTAAACAGCCGCAGGGTTGAGTCGACCAGAGTTGCCAGGCGCTCGGGCTGGCGTTCAACGAGACTGAGACGCTCGATAAACGCCAAGGTCTGGGTAAAATCCATCCCGGCATTCTTGGCACTGGTGCCAACCCGTCCAAAAATACTTGCGAGATCCTCCAGCTCCGCATTGCCCGCAAAGCCTGCCTGGGTCATCTGATCCAGCACCAGTGTGGCGGTTTTGACGTCTGCCAAATCAAACTTAAACGCCTGCGCGGCCACGCTCATGGCGGAGCCAAGGGTCTCGGCTTTGGCCCCCGTGACGGCCATTGCCGGATTGATGGCCCGGATGGTGCCGAGCGCCTGTTCCCAACCCTGGCCTGACTGGATCAGACCGTAAAAACCGTCCAGCAGATCCTGCATGGGGCGGCCCGTCTGGCGGGACATGTCGTACAGCTCGGTGCGTAAACTGGCCGCCTGCTGGGCCGAGGCCTCGCCCGTGATGGCAACACGGGCGAGGAACTTGTCCAGCTTGGCGCTGTCCATGACGGCCTGCGTGGCCTTGTATGTAACGCCAAGCCCGGCGATGCTCGCAGTATAGCGCCCTGCGAGCTGGTCCATACCTCGCCCCGCAGTGGCCGCCGCAGACCGCATGCCCGCAAAGGCAGCATTGGCCCGCCCGGCCATGCCAGACAAGGCCTGCGTGTACTGGCGGGCGCGGTCTTGCAGATTGCCTGCGAGATCAATGATGAGCGATGTTTTCATGGTGTGGCGGTCCTGATAATGCGGAGCAGGTTGCAAAGGCGGGGCGCGGGCATGTCCAGCGCCGTGGTCAGGGGGATGTTAGCCAGGCTGGCCAGCCGCACTGACAACGTCAGCAGGTGCGGCAGAACCAGCATCAGCTCGCCCCCGTTTGGCCATACCCTCAACGGCCTTTTCGACATGCGCGTCGAGGATGGCCACGCCCATTTGCAGCGCACGCAGATCAGTGACGGTCAGGCGCGCCATATCATCCGGCTCCAGGGGGCCATCAAATTTGCCGCCGTTGTCGTCCTCCAGCCGTGCTACCTGACGGCGCAGCATCTCCTGCCCCATGCGGGCCGGGCTGGTCACAAGGGCCAGCTCGCCCGTTGCGGTGGATACAAGGCGCTCTGCGGCCTCGCTGGCGGCCTGCACGTCACCGGCGTTGAGCTGGCGCAGTACGACAGTTTTGTATGTAGCGGACCCGATGGAGAGACCATCCTCCAAATCAATGGGCAGGCGGTTGCCGGAGAGCAACGTAATGCCGTCACAGGCCGTGGGATCAGTAATTTTTTTCTTGGGCATAACAAAAACCTCCTAGCCGCAAGGCTAGGAGGTTTAGGGGGTGCGTGTCTTTTAATCTGGGATAAAAACAGGTTGACTGTTACAGGCGCTCGCAGGATTCCGCAGACATTTTTACGCCAATGGTGCCGTTTTCCGCGTCCAGAGCTTCCTGCGAGCCGACCCACGCATTGCGCAGCAAATAGCGGTCGCCGGTGTCGCTCTCAAAAATGACCGTGGCGTTTTTGATGGCGTTGATGGCCGTGAGGTCTGTGTCCTTGGTGTGGTAGACCGAGGCATCCAGCTCCGGGGCCTTGGTTTTTTCGTTGTAGCCGTGGACCTTACCACCTCCAACTTTTGGCTCGCGCTCGACGCCACCGGGGTGGAGCTTGCAGCCGTCGGTAGTGCGCCACTGGTTGCCGTCGACTTTGATAATTGCCTTGCCAGTAATCTGGGGCATAATCGTCTCCTTTTACAAAACGAATCGAGTGAGCATTGCAAAAATGCGGAACTGGTTGACCAGGTCGGGAGCAGCCAGCACGTCCAGGCGGTTGCGGTCATCCGCGTTGAGCTCGACGATCAGGCCCTCTTTGAAGGCGTCCGCATTTTCAACCAGGCCCTTCAGCTCCAGCTCGCGGAACAGGGCCAGCAGCTCGGCGCGGATGACCGAAGGCGTAACAATGGCCTGACCGTCGCCGTACTGGGTGCCGTCGTCCGCCAGTTTGTGGCGCGGGAATTTTTGCGTGATGCGGGCATTGACCGCATAGCGCCAGTAACCCAACGTGGCCACGGTCTGCACGTCCAGATAGGACGGATCAGCCATGTCATAAGAGTTTTGCTGGTACATGGTGACTTCGCGCTCGATCTGCACGGTGCCGTCCTCTGTCACCCGATATGTGGCGATGCCGTCCCAGAGCAGCACGTTGCGCTCCTCCAGACTCCAGCGGTCCTCGCGCGCGGGGGCTTTGATGCCCGTCAGCTCCAGCGTTTGCAACGGGCGGGCCGGGTCTGTTGCCAAGGAGACAGCGGCGCGCATGCCGTAGGCTGCGGCCATGTCCCAGGGCGATGACGGCGACTTGCCCACGCCAATGATGGACACAAGCTGGCTATTGCCGCCGTTGCCATATGTGGACGATTCCGCCAGCGTACCGCGATACGCCCCCCAGGTCTGGCACTCCTGCTGGCGCATGGGGCCAAACTGCGCGTCGAGCCACTCCTCCAGCTGCTGCCGCTCGGTCTTTTGCACCCACGGCGTGACCAGGGCCTTCCACCACGTATCGCCCAGAGCGGCTATAATCTGATCCATGTCAGGGTCAGCAGCGCCGCCAGACATGGCAGAAATACTTGCACGCAGGCCCGTGGGCAGTACATCCTCGGAAGCGTAGTTGAGGCGCACGTCCAGAGCGTTGCCCGTTGCCCCCTTCCAGCGGCAAGTCAGGTTGATGAGGCCCGCATTGTCAGCGGAGGCCACGGCGATAACGGGCAGGGTACTGTCCGCATTGATGGCGGCGGCCAGACGCGCTGCTGTGGTTGCCAGCGTCTCCCCGGCCACGGCCTTTGCCCGCACCCGTGTGCCGCCTATATATAATGATACAACGCCAGTTACCGTGCATTGACCTGTGAGCGTGACCGCGCCTTTTGCGGCTACGGCTGCGGCATCCTCCGGCACGGCCATGCAATACATTTCCAGCATGTTACCGTTACGCAGGGCCATGCGGGCCATGCTGGCAATCTGACTGCCACGGCCCCACAGCCCGGCGGTCTGGTCGGCGCTGGTGATGAGCACGGGTTTGAGGGTGTCACCGGTATTGCCTGTTTCGGGGTGGCCCATGAGCAGTACGCGCCACTCCATGACAGGCGTACCTCGGACAGCGCCGGAGTTGTCAAACTCGATATAGGTCAGCGGCACGCGCACGTTGTTGCCGATGCCGTTAAAGCTGATGGCCATTAGTTGCCCTCCTCATTAGTACTGGAGGTTTTGGACTTTGTGGGCTGGGCTTGGGCGGGCTGGGTCGGGATACTCATGCTGATAGTGACGTCTCCGTCCAGTTGCCGCCGCAGCCAGTATGCTTTGTGGGGGCCGGGCGGAATTTCCGCGCCCGGTGTGGGCAGGATTTCGCCCGTGGCCGGGTTGCGTACAACCAGGCCAACCTTGGGGGTGATGTACATTTTATACCTCGCTGCTCGCCGGCGCGGTATCGGTGCCGGGCAGATGTATTTCTATGGTGGGTTTGCCGCCTGCCTGCTCATGGACAAAACAGCGCAAAAAGTCGTCCAGATCAGGCCGCTTGATGACGTTGGAGACGTCAATGGACTGTTTCCAGGTTACGGCCCACAGGGCCGTACCGTTGGTCTCTATGTCACCGTCGGTCAGATTGGTGGCCCGCACACTCTCCGGCTTGCCGGAAACCAGATCAAAATGTTGGTCCGCAATGTGCCCCAGCACCAGTGTGACCAGCGCCAGAGCCGCCTGTGTGGCATCCTTGGCCACGCCGTCCTCGCCGAGCTGCGGGGTGCAGATCACGGAAACGCCGATGCTGGCGGTGGCGTAGGGCGCGCCGCCCATTACGTTTAGTCCGTCGGTGCCCACAATCTCCACGCCCACAGCCGGGCTTGCCATGCTCAAACGCTCCAGGGCAGCGGCATCTGCCGTATTGTCCAGCTCCAGCACGGTGACCATATCCGGCAGATTGGCCCGCAGGTGCGCGGCGATATTGGTACGCAGCAGATCAAGCATGGTTGAGCCTCGCGGTTATTTTACGCATCCAGTCCTCCGTGAGGTTGTGGATGATGGTTTCGTCCTGCCTGCTGACGCCCAGGAAAGGCCTTGCCGGAATAGTACTGCCGGGGTGATTGACCGCGCGGCGAAAGCCAATGCCAGGGATAGCCAAGGCCCGCGCACGGCGGGCGGCAATGGTGTGCGGGCGGGTTCGTGCGCCGTCCTGGTGGACGCCCGCGTACTCAACATTGGTGCCGACCTCCACATCTGTGGAGGTGACGTTATAGGTGTTGGAATCCCGCAGGCGGGCTGTTTTGATGAGGGTTTGTCTGCCCTCGCGCAGGGCGGCGAGCGAACGTACCCACCTGGAGCCATCCGGCGCTGTGCTGGTCTCAAACCTGCGGTGCGTGCTGGTGACCATTTCTTGGCCGATGGCGGTCAGGAGCGGGCGAAAGCTTGGCCGCCGCCCCAGCACCTGACGGGCGCGTTCAACCAGTTTTTTCAGCTCACGCTCATCAATTTTGAGTTCCAGGGTTGCGCCCATCTACAGATCCTCCAACTTGCGCCGGAAATCAGACGGAGGGGCATAAAAGGAAATTCCACCGCGAGCAGCTGGGCCGGAGGGCTGGGCCGGGCTTGCGCCCGCGCCCAGCTCAGCCTTGCCCGCCGCCAGCTTGTCCAGCAGTTCTCTGGCCTCACGCGCCCGCCGCTCGTACATGCTGGCCTCTGACGCACCGTTGCGTGGCAGGGCCGATGCCGCCAGGTCCTCGGCAATGCGGCGCAGCACAGGCGGCACGGGCGTGATAGCAATGGGCACGGCGTAACGCAGGGCCAAGACCGCATCCATTTCAGCGCATGCCGCAGTGAGAGCACGCTCCACGGCGGCCAGGTCTACCTGCTTGTCCGCAGTCGTGCCCGCCAGCGCCACGAGCTGTGCCCCGTAACGAGCCTGCATGTCTGCAACGGTGGCGTACATTGGCTAGACCGCGATGGCGTTTTTGATCAGGCAGCCCGCATCGGTCGACAAAACAACCTCCTTGAGGCTTTCTCCTGCCCGTACACGTACACCGCCGCGCAGGCCGATACTGCCGTCGGGGCTGCCCCCGGCCACCGGAGTGCCATAGGGCACGGTGAGGCCCCAGGTGACGCCGCGCTGCGTGCTGGCCGCCAAATCGCGATAGTGGAACGCGATGTTCGCTCCCCAGATGCTCTCCAGCGTAGGAGTTTTCCCTTTAACCTCGCGGTTTTTGCGGGCCGGGCCGATAAGCAGGGTCTCCAGCTCAAAATAGTCGCAAAACTCCTGCGGCGTAATTTTGTCGCCGCCAAGCGAACCACGGATCGCCTTGACCAGCAGGGCGTTGTGGGCAACCTTGCCCCACACATGACGGGACATGACGCCGATATTGGGGCGCACAATGGGTTTTTCAAGGATATCGCGAATGATCTCCGGAGCATCGACCTCGTTGTTGTCCAACCCCTGGCCGCCTGCCAACGTTTCCACGTTGGCCGCGTTATAGCTGCTGGCGTTCTGCACCAGGTCGGCGACACGGCACTCGCGGTCGAGGCGGAGCAGGCTCATAATGTACTCGGTACTCTGGCCCGTGACGTTGATGCCGTCTTTGCCGCCCTGGTCGATGTCATCCTGGGGTATGGGGTCATCCAGACCGAAATCCTCGACGCTGGCGGTTTCCTCTTTGGACGACCAGGACACCTCGTTTGGGCGACCCTTGCGGCCAACGCGGGTGTCCGGACGGCTATAGGTCTCGAGACCGTAGACGAGGTACTTAAACTCGCGTTTGCTTATGGGCTTGACGCGGGGCATGACCAGGTCCGCAATATAATCAGTCAATTTTTGCCCATAGGCGATGGCAATGGCCGTCAACTGCGGTTGGATAACAAATGGTGCGGTGGGCATGGGTTACTCCTTACGCGCCCACGGCCATCAGGCCGGGAGCGTAGATGTAGTCGATAATTTCGCCCTCACCGCTGGCTGCGGCAAAGGCGAAACCGATGATATGCTGGCCGGTGGCAGTGGCCTTGACGGCGCGACCCTCGGCATCGGCGGTAAGCGGATCTCCCGCAGCAATGGCGGCCCCGGACTCCACCTCAGGGATGTCGGACATGGCAATGTCAACCCTGCCATTGGACTGTTTGCCGAGTTCGTCACTGGTGCCGATGAGTTTGTCGGTAGGCCCTGTGGCCTGCATGACCATAAATGCCGTGGGGGCATGGGCCGCAATGCGATACGGGAGCAGGTCGCCGGAGACATCGATCGTTTTGTAGAGCCTGGTGTTAGACATTGGGGGTCTCCTTGGCCGCAGCGCCGCTGATCACGGCGGCCACGGCATCGGTGGTGGTTACGGTGATGCCCTTGCCGCGCATGGTCTCCTGATAGCAGAGGGCTTTTTGGGCCACGTCCTGCGGAGTGAGGCCCTCAATGGTGTCGTGGTCGGGCTTGCTGACCTCGCCAAACGACACCTGCTGGGGCAGGCGGGCCAAAAACGCGGTCATAAACCCGCTGGGCGTAGCCGTGGTCGCGCCGTCCCCCTCGCCAAAACTGACGGCGGTGTCGGCATCAAGGCGGCTCATAAAATCCACCAGGCCCACGGCCTGGCCAGGGGTAAGGCGGCCAGCGGCCAGGGCTTTGTCCACGGCCGCCTGCGCATCGGCGCGGCGGGATTTTTCCGCGAAGCTGGCCAGCTGCCGCTCCAGTTCCGCCACGCGCGGGTCTTCCGTAGTGCCGGACTGCGCGGGTGGCAGGTTGACGGGTTTCTTGTCCTTATCCATGTTTGTCTCCTGAAATGCCGGGATATCGGCGGTTTCCGCATCGGCGACGGCTGCGTCCTCCTGCAGCCAGTCCATGGTCCAAGACGGGATGATGGCATCGGCCTTTTCCAGGCCCTCTTTCTCCACAAAATAGTCGCGCAGCCCCCGAAACAGTGTAGCCATACGGCGCAAAATGCCGGGGATGTCGTGCTCCGCGAACTCAAACGAAACACAGTCGCCATCGTCGGCAAACTGGACCGGGTTGAGACCCTTGACCGCCGGAGGCTGTGCGCCAAGGAAACCCACATGGCGCAGGTAGTAGACGCCGGGTACAGGGTTGTGCGGGCTGTCGGGTTGGTAAAAGCTGGCGCTGACTTTTTTGTAGCGCCCGGCGGCTACGGCCTCGGCAAAGACGGGGTCCACCTGGCGGGGCATGGCGTTGAGGTCTCCGCCATCTGCGGCGAGGCTCTGCACCCAGCCAAAGGCCGGGGCGTCCGCAGCGGGGTGACCGACTACGATCGGGGCCTCGTGCTTGGCCGGGTCATAGGCGGCGGCGCTGGCGGCGATGTCTGCCTCGCCGAAAACGATGGTCTGCCCCTGCATGGCCGTGTGGCTGCCAGCACGGAAAATGTGGATGGGATGTTTGGGCATGGCGTACTCCTTATTGCGGTTATTGCTGCCGCGCATAGGGCCACCATACGGTGGCCCAGGAGGAGACGTCTTTTAACCGGAGATAAAAAAAGCCCCGGTATCAACCGGGGCAGATGTTGAAAGCGGCACGGGCACGCGGCAATTAATGCGGCTGTTTCTTTTTGATCTTGCGCCATTGCCACGGGGGTAACGATGTAGGGTCGGCCCACAACCCATGCGGAGTGGTGGCCGCTGCTGCGTCTGCTTGGTGCTGCCGCCAAAGATTACAGACCACCATTTTGCAATAACGCCCATCAACCCAAGCTAACCCGGCACTGACCAAGGAGTCTTGCAGAACCATCATCTGATCCGGCAGCACTATGCCAGCAACCTCACGGCGGTAACTCTTGTGGCTTTGCGCTGGTATGACATCGACGGTTTTGCCCAAGGTCATTTCTTCCGTCATCGCTCTGGCGTGCTGCCCCCACGGTTGATCCAATTCTGGGCAGTCAACTCCATAGACCCGTACTTTGACAATACGGCCATCCGGGTGCTGCACCTGCAATGTATCGCCGTCATGCACTGCCACCACCGTTCCCGTCCACGCCATTGCCGGTAAACTGCAAAATAGGCACAGGATGGAGAGGACGATACTTCTCATGGCAGGTTCCTATGGGTGTTTTTCGTGTTCATAAACGGCCCAGGCGACCAGAGAATGGTCTGCTCCGGGCAATGAGTCGTTTCTAGACTTTTTTTCGCCTGATAGGGCATATTGACGGCAGCAATAATCGCCTTTATAAATCACTCAAGGCTGTGTGTCAGCCAGAAGCCCCCCACAAGGGGCAAAACCCTCTGCCTCGGTGGAGGGTTTTTATTTTTCGGCCCGCCCGTAGAGCAATATCCCCACCCGCTGCTTTTGCAACTCGCGCGGGCGGCTGCTCTGGATCAGGGTTACGTCCCACAGTTCGCCCCGGCGGTACTCCGCGATAAACCACGTATATGCCGCCTTGGCTTCTGCCTCATCCGCCCCGGCGATCTGCAGGGCTTTGAGGTAGCGCCGCCGCAATTCCACGCGCCCCGTCAATTTGTCCCGATAGGGCATGAGCCAGACCTCGTAAGGATCAGCTATAATCTCGGGCAACAGAGGTATAATCGGCGCGCGATCAAGTGCGAGGTGCTGCCCCAGGCTTTTGGTGGTGATGCCCACGGTGATGCCGTCCGGCCCGGCAAGGGTGCCGCCGGAACCACCGAGCAGTTTTTGCACGGCCTCCACAACTTGAGCACGTCTGCTGGCTGTGGGGCCAAGCTGTGCCTTGGGCTTGTCTTGCGGCACCGCATCGGGGCGCTTGTAATAGGTGTGGTCGCGGCTGGTGATGACCGGCTCCCATTGGCCCCGCTCGACCTCCGTGCTCATGCGCGCGGCCTTGCCAACATTGTACGCCCATTCCTCTGGTACATCGCCGGGCCAGGTGGGCACATCGTTGCTCACCTGCCAGCCCTCGGCATCCATTCGAGCATCACTGACGCTCTGTGCCGTGCAGAGGCAGCCCCATCCGTTGGGCGGGTAATGCGCGTTCCAAAACGGATCTGTGAGCGGCAAAATTGTGCCGTGCCATACCGAGTGCTCTGGCCGTTTGGTGGGGCGCTGGACCTGAACATAACGCAGGTAGGGCACCATCTCGCGGTTGTCCCAAGCCTGCTGCCATTTGCCCGCCATGTATGACGTGCGCATGTTGGTATTAAAAATGACGGCGCTGCGCCAGCCTGGCTCTCCCCGGTATTGCCAGCCGTGGGCCTGGACAATGGCGTCAAACTGGTCACGGAATTTTTGTATGCTCGTGCCGGTATCCAGAGCCTTTTGGATTGCGGCCTGAAAATCGGCCAACATAGCGTCGTTGGTGGCCCCGGCGATCATAAAGGCTTTTGCGTGGCACTCCCCGGACAGATCGCGGTACGTTTTGACGGGTACGCGCAGCTTGCGGCGGAAATGCTCCTCGGCCTCAACAAAGGGAGCGCCCACATCCGTAACTTGGGAGCTGGCGATCATGCTACTCCTCCCCAGCGCGGCCAGCCAGATCGGCGGTGATCAGCGCGCTGGACAAGATGGCCGCCAGCTCGTCTACGCCTTGCAGCTTGTTGAGGGTCAGCATGCGCTCCGCAAAACTGGCCAGATCATCACCACGGGCAACCGCTGCGTCCAGCTCGGCCCGGATGGTGTCGATCATGGACGTATGCGCCCCGTCAGAGAGTGCCTGCGCCTGGGCAGACAGCGTCTGGCTGTATGGGGTTGGCGTTGCCACGGTTGCCGTTTGCTGGCCAGACTCCGCAAATGCGGGGCCGGAATCTGCCCGTTTGCGCTGCCAGCCGTTGCCGTAGCGGCGTGTGATCTCCTCATCCGTAAGCTCCAGCCCCAGAGCGGCGATGTCCTTGTCGCGCTCGCTCTCCGCCTTGATTTTTGCGCTGTCCTCCACCTTGCGCCAGACCTTGGGAGATTTTGCGCCCGGAAAATTCCAGTCTGTGAGCCATACTGCCGGGCCGACGTTAAACGACTGACAGAGCAGATCAGCATCGGCCTTGACCACGCTGGTGGACACTCCGCTGTGTACCTCTGCCGTGCCTGAATATTGGCCGATGCGGGATGTGCCGGTCTGGGAGAGGATAATTTTTGCGATGGCATCGTCCCAATAACTCAGGAACGATTTGAAATCTGCGGCTCCGTTGCTGGTGGCTTCAACCAGGCTGACATCAAAGCCTTCAGGCATGGCCACCGCGCCCTCGCTGCGTAGAGACATTGCGGCCTCCAGCGCGGTGCGCTTGCGGCGCTCGGTCTCCGCCTCGGAGCTGTCCGGCTGGTAAATGGCCTTGGTAGTTGGCACGCCGAAGCGATCAAGAAACGCGGCCCAGAACCGTGCGCCGTTGCGCTTGAGGTAGACGGGCCACCAGAGCGCGTGCCCCAGGCCTGTGCCGTAGGGGCTATCGTCATCCTCCGCGCCCCAGGTGACGCACCAAAATTTACGCGGCGGCATGGGACGGTACTCCGCCTGCACAATCAGTTTGAGCAGCCCGTCCTTGGCATAGCCAAAGCGCGAGGATTTCCGCACTTTGATATTTGCCAACGTGATACGCCCGGCATCACGGCCCCAAAGGCATTCGGCAACGCCGTAGCCGTACAGAATACTGCCGTGCATTTTGCGGCAGGCCAGATCAAACTGGATAGCCGCGAGCTGCTCACGCAAAAAATCCGCTGCCGCCACGTCGCGGGCATCCTTGCCGCCGGGCACGACCTCGTACTCCGCCGCCACCAGTTTGTCCTGGCGCTGCTGCATGAGCGCCGCGACCTGGTCATCGCGCCGGAGCTTGCTGTACTCTTTGACGTTGCCGCCCAGGCTGCTGAGTACGGCGTCCGGGTTGGGCAGTATCTCGGCCACATACGAGGCGAGATCCAGCGAGCCGTCGGAATGCACGGCCAAATCTGCCCTGGTGGGGGCCGCGTTGGGATTGGTGAGGATGTTGGCCATCAGTAACTCCTGTAGGGCATGTAGCTGTGATCTGGGTCGGAAAAACGTGTGGAGACAGCCTCGGCTGCGGGTATCAATCCGGTGCTGGCCGGTGTGGCGTAGTCCGGCGCGACCATCTGTGCGGCCGTGGCGGCATTGACGGCCAGAAAACCGGCCCAGGTGCGGTCGGCATGCCCGCTGGCGTCAGATTCCGCAACAAAACGCGGTGCGCCCGTGGGCGAACTAACCTTTTGCAGTTTATGCAGGTCGGTGCGCAGAGCCTGACTGCCCAGGGGGATCCGCATGCGGCGATCTTCGAAAGCCTGTTTGCCGACTGTGGCCAAGTGCAGCTTGTTGGCAGAGGTAAAAAGTACCCCCTCAACGCGGCTGGTACCGTGTCGACGCTGGGCATCTTCAACCGGCTTTTCCCCCATGCCGGTTTGGTCCATACCGCAACGCAACACGCGGTAACGGGCAAATACATCGTCAAGGAGTGCATCCTGCTCAGCAAAGGTAGCCCCACGCCGTTCAATAATTTCCCGCGTCCAAAGCACATCGCCCACCTGCTCCATCACCCAGATGACAAAAAGATCGCGCCGTCGGCCAATGTCTACCCCCACATAGACCGGGCCGCCCGCATACATATCCGTTCGTCCGGCGAGGTCATGTTCAGCGCCATTAATCAAATCCCAGGACAGCCAAGCGCTGGCTTCATCCAGCCACTGTAATTCGTATTCCTGCGCCCATGTGTCTGGGTCATCACAGCCGGAGCGCAGTTCATCAATGTCACGGGGCAGGCCGTCGGCCACGGCCTGATAAATGTCTACGATATGCTTTGACCAACCATTATTGCCTGTGACGAGGTCATAGAACTTGTTGCCCTTGCCGTTAGGTGTGGAAACCACACGCAGGCGCAGGCCGGGCTTGGATATTACCGGGAAAAGAGCCTGCCAAATTTTGCGGGAGTCTGCGTGGAAGGCGAACTCGTCAAGCAGCACGTTGGCTGAAAAACCACGCGCCGTGTCAGGATTTGCAGGCAAGGCTGTAATACGGCTGCCGTGCTTGGTGATAACCTCAAGCATTTTTACTGCGGTGCGGTCTTCAAGCTTAAAGTCAGATTCCATTGCGTCAAAAGCCGTTCCCATAGCCCGGAGATGCAGTTTTACACCCTCGTCCATAGCCTCCTTTGCCTGACGTTCGCCGCGCGAGAGTATGACCCAACGGGTACGGCGCTTTGCCAGCTCGCAGGCCACGGCATCTTCGGCAATCTCCAAGGTGGATGTGAAGGTTTTGCCCGTCTGGCGCGCAAACATGCCAAGTTTGAAGCGGCTTACATCATCTGCATAACGGCATTGATACGGATGCAAAATGGCGTGAGAAGCTTGGATCGTCATGCCTCACCCCGGTAGATGGCGCGTACACGCTCGAATATTTCATCCGGCGAGGCCGTGCCACCTTGGCTTACTGCGGCATCCAGTGCTTTTTTCATATCGGCTTCGGCTTCAGCGCGGACGGCCTCCCGGAGTTTGACGTCGTAATCCTGCGTGGCGCGGGCGGCCTGGGCGCGCTCCTTGATGGCGCGAGACAGAGCACGCAGTTCATCGACCTCCATCTCCGTGTCGGGGTTGTCGATACGGCGCACCATATAATCGGTGGTGAGGGTAGTCAGCATCTGGATGAGGGCCGCGCCGCCCGTGCCGGTGGCAGCGTCCGCGCCCATGCGGTCCATGATTGCTTCGGCCATCTGGCGGGATTCGCGCAGACGGGCCGCCACCTTGTCGACCTGCTGCTTGTAACGGCCCAGACCTGAACGGGAGACATCCGCGCCCATAGATTTGAGGTGGGCGGTGATGTCCTCCAGCGGCACACCAGCATCGAGCATGCTGTGGAGCTGCTCCCGCAATTCTGGCGGCAGACGGCGTATTTTGCTCGTGCGGGTCATTACGTCTACCTCGGCAGAGGACGGTCAACGCCCGGATGCACGGCCAGGCCGCGCGCCACATCAAGCCCGCGCGCGGTAATGCGCAGCACGGTGACGGGCAGGCCTTCCACTCTGTCGATGGTGGCGAGGCCCTGCTCATCCAGCCATGCGGCATCAGCCTCGACCACATCACGCGATACGCCGTGCCCAATTTGGGCGAGGGCCGATTGCAACACGCTGGTGTTGTGGCTGTAGTCCGCGTCTTCCTCCAGAAATCGGAGGATAGCCAGGCGGCGGTTTTTGACGATGACATTACTTGTGGCGCTCATTTCCCTTTGTCCTCCAGGCGGTCTCGGATCAGCAACTCGGTTTGATTTTCCATGCGGCGCATAATGTCGCGCAGACCGCGCAGCTCCTCATTCGTCCGCGTCTGCTCCCCCTGAATGCTGACAAGCTTGACGTCCAACACATGTATGGCGTCCGTTCCGGGCATTGCATTGACCTTGTCAGCCAAGGTATTCAGCGCGGCATCGTGCTCTGCCAGATGATCCCTGATAGAGGTTTTATGTGTTTCTTCTGCGCGGACATGCGCGGAAAAATCCTCTTGCGTGACGAACTTTTTGCGCAACGTCCAGCCGATCCATAACAACAGGCCGTTTGCTGCCAAGGCGAACAACCACCCCCAGGCGCGCACAAGCTCATGATCAATCACTGGCTGCTCCTTTGGTCTGCTTGTCGTAGCAGTCCAGAGCATCACGCAGTCCGGCAATATATCGGCGCATGAGGGTGTCGCGATTGACCAGGCCTGCAAGCTGTTCCGGGGCATCCATTGTCACCGTGCCGCTTACCTGCGGCAGCGCGGGGGGAGCGGGTCGCGCACAGTGCTGCGCCTTGACCACCACGGGGGCCGGGGCTGGCGGTACGGTGACCGCGCAGGCACTACAGAGGGCGATTGAGCATATCAGCAATACGCTGGCGAGTCGCATCGTCGACTCCTTTCCGGGCCTGTTCCGGTGTAATAGTTTCGGATTTTACCGCACTGAGGATGCTCGCCAGCTCGGCGGCATCGGAGTGGACCTGCTCCTCGCGCTTAATGCATGCTGCCGCGAGATCGGCCTGCGCCTCTGAGGATACTGCGTGGGCCTTGGCAGTGGCCTGCCAGCGGGCGGCGTCCTCCTGGGCCTCTTTCAATTTTTCCATGCCAAGGGCTATGCTTGCCTGAGCCTTGTCGAGCCGCCAGGTCTGTACCCCCGCGCCAATCAGGCACAGGAGCACCAGCCCACCTGCGATAGCCAGTATAATTTTGATGACGTTGGTCATAATGTGCCTCCTGCGGCAATTGTGGCCAGTGCCGGGCGGTAGCGATGCCGCTTCTCTGCCATGATGTTGCGTACATATGCGCGCGTGATCGAAAATGCGGATGCGCCTGCGTACTCTTTGCCAAGGCTATTGCGGCTTTTGCGACTGTGGGTCTCGACATTCCCCACCCACCGGGTCTGGTCGCAGCCAGCAATCTGGCGACAATAAGCACGGTCTTGCAGCACACCGCCCAGACCGCCGTTGTAGGCAGCCAGCATCATTGCCGCGTGGTCTTCATCCGTGGCTGCCCCCTGCAGGGCGTTCCAGTTGTTCTTGTTTTTCAGAACCAAGGCGCGCAGCTGGAGGCGCGCATTATAGCGATCTTCCCAACGCCACTCTTTAAGGCTGGCATGGTACGCCTTGACGTCCTTGAAGTTATTGAAGCGCTCGCGCCCGCGCGAATCGTACGCAATGGTGATCTGACTCAGACCAAAACCGTATTCACGGCTGGTGCGCATTTCTGCGCGCGGATTCCAGCAGCGCCGGTCTGTGAGGCCGTAGCAGGTCTCCTGCTCAACCTGCCCGGCATATATCGATGGATCATAAAAATCAGGGCTGTACGCCTGATGCTCCTGCCAGAGCATGGGCAAATACAGGATGGCCAGGACGGGCAACGCGCTTGCGCGGAGCATCAGGCGGCGCGCGGTAGCCGTTCGCCCGCGAAGCGGGGTTACGGATAGCGACAGCGACTCCGTTGGCTGTCCTTCCACGCGACCAATTGCTGTCTTCATCCGTAACTCACTGCGTTCGAACGGCTGAAGCATGCTATTTGCCCCAGATGACCAGCAAGGCCAGTATGCCCAGCAGCAACGAGGTGCGGGCCAGTACCACCAGGGCGGCAGCAATATTGCCCTCATCGAGGGCGGAGCTGGCGTAATCACTGATGCGCAGGTAGGGCATCAACATTTTTGACAGCATGATGGACACCCCGGCCATGCCGATGACGTAGGCGAGATACCCGGCCAGACCCAGAGTTGCGGCGGGGTCAACAAACATGCCTATGACCAGGCAGATGGCGAGCAGGAGCAGAACGCGGAAATCGTAGAGGGGGCGCAGGGTTGAGAGGAGTTTTTTGAGCAGGGACATGACGGCCTCCGGTTTGCGGTGCCGGAGGTAGACAATCTGCCCCCGGACGCGTCAGCCCTGCCGTGATGGATGTTTATGGATTGGCAGATAGCGGAAACGCGTAGGGCCACCATAAGGTGGCCCATGTAAGGAGGTCTTTTAATTCTGGATAAAAACTAAAATGATTCGGTTTGTTCGCTGGCCAGCTTTTTCAGGGTTGCCTGATCGGCCTTCGGCGCAACAAAACGCACATATAGCGTATTTGCTGATAGCTCCATCTCGACAGCCCGCATGGTTTCAGGGGCGCATTGCACGAGGTCGGGATAATTTGTGCTGGTTTTGCCGCACTGTTTGACAGTGTCGTTGGCCACAAATGTGTAAATGAGGCTGTCCCTGCCATTGATTGCAGCGGATTCAAACTCGCTGACGGCGCTGCTAACGGCACCCTTGCCCGTGGTATGGATTACGTTGAGGACGTCGCATTTATCCGTTCCAGACCGCAGAACAACGATAGAGTACCCATTATTGGCAACGGCACCCATTGTTTGTGCAAATCGTTTTTCGTCAAATCTCGTTTTCAGAACAACGGTTGACAATCGGCCATCGCTAAAAACGAAACCCTGCCCCCACTTGTCATTGCCCGCAAAGCTTTGTTTGTCGCGGCACAACGCGCCTTTTTCCAGGTCATTGCAGGGTATGACGCCCTTAATTTTGGCAATTTCGGCGCGCGGCTGGCCATAAGAAAAATCTTTAAAAAGCTGCGGCCCTTCGGCGTGGGCATTAACCGCGCAGCAGCACAGCACCATAATTGCAAAGATAATCCGCATTCCCCCCCCTATGCTTCTCGGCACCACCAGAGCACGCGACCGATGACGCGTAGTGACTCCCTGACTATTTCATTTGTCATGTCCAGTTCCTGCGGCGCGTAGGCATCCCGGTTATCTGAAACGAGCACTATTTTGCCGGGGCGTTTGTCCAGACGCTTAACCAGAACGCTATCGTCAACACCCACAGCGTAGATGCCGCCGGACACGACGTCCGTCTGCGCCATGTTGATCAGCGCGAGGTCGCCATTTTCCAGCGTGGGGCGCATGCTGTCGCCCGTGATCGACATCAGCACCATTTGAGTCGGGCACCCCTTGCGGTGCAGCCAATCAGATCTAAATCCAAAATATCCGAGAACATTATCAGACACTTCCAGGCTGCCCGTGCCAGCGGAAAGCCGGGCCTCAACTTTCGGCACGTAGATTGTCTGCACCCCATCTGGCGCAACGACCGACACGTCAGCCGCCTCAACGCCGCAACACACCGCAGTTAGCGCAGATTGCACGCAACCAATGGCTGACGCGTCAGCCATTTTACCGTCCACATACATAGCACCGCGCCCCTGGAACAACCACATAGGGGCGACGCCATAGGCCGAGCAGATGCGTTTGCGCACCTCGGCCTTTGGCATTCGCCCTGACAGATAATTATTGAGAGCGCGCACTGTGACGCCAACCTTTTCTGCAAAGTCGGCGGGACTGTCAGGCCCCATAAGCGCCCTGATTCGCTCGCCTATTCCGTTTTGTTCCATTTATTTTCCAATTTAAAGAACAAAGTCTTGATTTGTTCTAAATTTGTTCCTAATGTTTCCAACAAGGAACAGCAAAAAACAACAACAAGTGGACTCTGCCAGAATTGGAACGAGTGCACAAGGCTTTCAGGCACAAGGAGGGCAAAAATGGCCAGATCAAGGCGCAACATCAGAACAATTCAGGAGGTTAGCGCCGAGTTTCAACAGCGCGGCAAATCCGTTGCCGAATGGGCGCGCGAGCACGGCATACGGCCTGGAGTTGTCTATGACCTCATGCTGGGCCGATCTGTGGGCAAGCGCGGGGAAGCGCACCGGGCAGCTGTGCTGCTGGGCATCAAAGATGGGATTGTTGATCGCGCTGGCGCTGCCTGAACAAACATGGAACAAAAAGCGCGAAGTCACCGACATGACTCCGCGCCAAACGCAAAAGGAGACCCCAGATGCGTGCAGAGCAAACTATCAATAACGAGGCCGGGCCGCAATACGACTCTCCCGTGTCTCGCGACCTTGAGGGCCTGTCGCACGAGTTGATGGGCCTGTCGACGGAGGTCACCGGGCCACAATGGGCGCAACTGCGGCTCATCATCATGCAGCTGCGGAGCATTGCCGGGCAGGTTAACGGGTTGGTTATCCCGGAGGATACCAGCAATGCGCCTGTGTAACCCCGACTGCCTCATCGACTGGGACCCGGTGCAGCCGCCCAAGTACAAAAAAGACTATGAGGGCAAACTGCTGCGTGTGGGTCAGTTTAATCGCTGTGGATTCGGTCTGGAACGGGCTGCCGTGCCGCCGGACGGCGCAGTTTGTCAGATTAAGCGGCGTTACAATCCCGGCGGTACCGGGCAGGAGTTTAATCTGGATGTGGAGTGGCGCTGTCCGGCCTGCGATCATCCTCACACCGGGTATGTGCCGGAGGCCTGGATTGCCGAGGGCAAGGCCAAGTTTGTGGAGCCGTCGGGCCTCGCAGACGCAACCTACGCACTCGGCGATCACCCTGCGGTGCTGTATCTGGCCACAAGCTACAGCCACCCCGATGCGGTCAAACGTGCGGCGCGGGCCAATCTGGCCTCTCAGTGCGCAGCATGGCTCATGCGCAAGGGCTGGTGCGTCATATCACCGCTGAGCATGGGGCACGCCATCGCCGCAGAGGGGGCCGAGCTGCCCTCGGATTTTGCTGCGTATCAAGAGGTCTGTTTGCGCATGTTAGAGGCGAGCGATGCACTGGTTGTGCTGTTGCTGGACGGCATACGCGAGAGCGTGGGCGTGGCCGCTGAGATTGACCATGCCCGTAAGTTGGGCATCCCGCTCAACCAGATCAAATTGCCGGGACCGGACGCCTCTGGCGATGCACAGTTTGAGTTGATCCATAACCCCCGGTGGTGGCGCTGATGACCAGACAATCTGACAACGATTCAGCGGCCCAGAGGGCGCTGCGCATCGCTGAGCTGCTATTTGGGCGTGTGCTCGACGGCTACAGCAACAAGGAGATCGCGGACGCCCTGGGCTACTCAGCCTGCAATGTCTCCCGCGACCTGGAGACCCTGCGCAGCAGGGGCTGGGCTGAAAAATTGGACACAGGCCGCTGGGCACTGACCACAAAACCAGTGGCGTTGATGCGCAAATATCAGGATTACATGGCCGATTTGGCCGCCCGGCGCGATGAATTTGACGCGCGGGTGCAGGCACAGGCCAAAAATCTCTAGGAGCAGGATATGACTAAGAATGATGCACAACCCACGGTTGCCAGCCCCGCACGCGGTCGCAGGGCAATGAATACCGAAACGGCCAACGCGGAGCTGGTTGCCACAGATACCTATGAGGCCGGAGCCACGGCTCTGGTGGCAGGCCTGCGGCAGGACAGCATTGCCCTGCCCAAGGACGAAATGGCGCAGAGCCTGCACATGGCCGAGACAATTGGCAGGATCAGCGCGTTCCAAATTAACGAGGCGTTCAACCGCGTTGCAATGCTCAAGCTGTTGCAGGAGATCCGTGACACCCGCAGTTACAAGGGGGCGACGGTTTCCATGCGCGGTTCCGGTGAGCTGGTGACCGTCACAACCTGGGAGGATTTCTGCACCGCCTACGGCTACAGCCACAAGAAAATCAATGAGGATTTGCAGAATCTTACAGCCTTCGGCGGTGATTTCCTTGAGCTGCAAGACAAGCTGGGCCTTGGCTACCGCGATTTGCGGCTGCTCCGCAAAGGTTTGGCCGAGTTGCCGCCCGAGGAACGCGAGGCCGTGCTGGCTGATGTGACCGCCGTGGACGGACCGGACGAGTTGCAGGAGAAGTTAGAAGACTTCCGGCTGCGGCTGGCACAGGCAGAGGCCAAGGCCAAGGAAACTCAGGCCGATATCGAGGCCAAAGAAAAAGTGAGCCGCTCAAAAACTGAAAAGCTCGATGAACTGTCAGAGCAAGTTGCGAGGCTGACCAGCAGCCACCCTGACGACAAGACCAAGGCACGCATTACCCGCAACACCAACTCGCTCAAACTGCTTGATGAAGCCTGCGCCGAGGTTACGCACAAAATTACCATCTTGTGCGCCCAGGCTAACGCCATCCTGGCCGATGACGAGAGCACCGAGGAGACCTGCATGCAGGTACATCGGCGCGTGAGTATTCTCGTTGAGCACATGGCGGGCGGCCTTGTTGGTAGCGGCGTTGACGTTGACCTGACCGCATGGGTCCAGACCGGCGCTCCCGCATCAGTGACTGAGGCGTAACCATGACACCCGCGCAACTCCAATATCTGCACGATGTGGCACGCCAGCTGGATGCTGCCCCTGCGGGGGGCGGTGAGCGCGGGCAAATCGTGGCACGGGCGGCCCAGGCCTTGGGCAAGAGTCCCAAGACTCTCTATGGGCTGTTGCGCAAGCACGTTGGCTGGCAGAGCGGGCGCAAGCACCGCGCCGATGCCGGAAAGTCGTGCGTAGACCGTGACCTGGCACTGGCTGTCGGCGGGATTGTGCATTTGGCCCGCCGACAAAACGGCAAGCGCACACGCACCATCAAGGGTGCGCGGGAGACTCTGGCGGCCAATGGATATGGTGTCATTAACAATGATACGGGGGAGGTTGTCATGCCCAGCGCCGCAACATTATCGCGGGCCATGCGGCAGCACTGCTGCCACCCGGAGCAGTTGAGCGGCGCTGCTCCGGCTACGTCACTGCGCAGCCTGCATCCTAACCACACGTGGCAAGTGGATGCCTCGATATGCGTACTGTACCGCATGCGCGGCAGCCAGGCAGTGCGACTGCTCAACGAGCGGGATTACAACGAGCACAAGCCGGGCAAACTGGTGGAGATATCAGGGCAACGCATCCTGCGGTATCTGGTCATCGACCATTACAGCGGCAACATCTACCTGCACTACGAACAGGCCAAAGGCGAAGACGCCCTGGGCGTCATCAAGGCGCTGATTGGTGCCATTGATGACCGTGGCGCGCGTGACCCCATGCACGGCGTACCAGCACAGGTGTTTATGGACCCCGGCAGCGGCAACAAATCGAGCCTGTTGCTCAATTTTGTGGAGCAACTCGACATCAAGCCCCTGCACCACGCGGCAGGCAATGCCCGCGCCACCGGGGCCGTTGAGGTAGGCCAAAACATCGTTGAGACGCAGTTTGAGGGCCGTCTGCGGTTTATGGCAGTGCCCAGCGTGGTGGATTTGCAGGCCAAGGCCGATGCCTGGCGCAGTCATTACAATGCTACGCAGATACTGCGGCGGGCGGGCAAGACGCGCAATTCGTTGTGGGCAACCATAACGAGCGAACAACTCCGCACCGTGAGCCGTGAGGTTATGGAAGCCATTGCCGCCTGGGGCGATGTGCGCCGCAAGGTGGACGGGCATTTCCGTATCAGCGTTGATACGCGGGCCTTCGGGGTGCGCGAGTACGATCTGCGGGAGCTTGGATACCACGGGCTGTGTGTGGGCGACACCGTGCGGGTGCGGCTTAACCCTTTCCTGGCCCCCGTGATCCGCGTGATCAAGACGCAGGCTGACGGCACAGAGCTGGTGTTTGAGGTGTCGCCCATCGACAAGGATGCAGCTGGTTTTGACATCACCGCCCCTGTCATTGGTCAGGAGTACCGGTCACAGCCCAAAACCAGGCCGCAACGCGCCCTGGATGATGTGCTCAAGACTGCCTACGGCACCGCCAGCGTGGAGGAGGCGGTAAAACACCACAAAGCCCGCAACAAGACACCGTTTGCAGGCATTGACCCGATGGCGGACGTCAAGCAGGCCCCCATGCAGTTTAGGGCCAGCGGCACCCCGATGGATGTGGCGGGCACAATGGCTCAGGCAATGCCACTCAACCACGCCCAGGCGGCCCAACGTCTGCGCGGTATGTGCGGCCAGGCCTGGAAGGAGAACCCGGCTGGCTGCATGGCCATGATCAAGCAGCGTTACCCCACACAGGTGCCGGAGGACAAATTGCAGGAGCTGGCTGACGCCATCAACGGGCTGCATGAAGCTGGTCAGCATGAGGTTGGGACACGGCCCGCAAGCGGCACGGCCAGCATTACCCATATTGACCTGCGCGGAGGTTTGGCATGCGCAAATTAGCCGCCCCCGCAGAGTTTAAGGCCATCATTGCCGCGCATGGAGGCCAGCGCAAAGCGGCGCGGGCCTGCCGTGTCAGCCCGGCGCTGATCAATCTGCTGGCTAACCAGGGCATGCCGCCCAAAACAGGCTGGGCAGGCCTGCAAGCTGCCCTTCGACAATGGCTAATCGCCCAGGGGGCCACCGCCGACACGGTGACCAGGGCGCTGCGCGAGGCCGCACCAAAGGTCAGAACCCCGCGCAAGATCATCAACAAGGCCCAAATCAGGGCCAATACAGCAGGAGAAGACCCCATGATCTTTGGTAAGCAGACGCTGGTACAGGGTGCAAGGCAGCATTTTTCGCTTAAGCGCGATCCGTTTTCCGACCCGCAGACCGTGGAGGAAATATATTTGACGCCGGAATCCCGGTATGTGCGCGAGGTAATGTACGACGCCGCCTGCAATGGCAATTTCCTTGCCGTAATTGGTGAAAGCGGCAGCGGCAAGAGCACGCTGCGCGAAGAAATGATTGAGCGGCTCAAGACCAGCGGCGAGAGCGTTATAGTGATTGAGCCGTACACGCTCTCCATGACGGAGACGGACAAATACGGCAAGCCGCTGCGCGCCCAGCACATCGCCGAGGCCATCATTGACACTGTGCAGCGTGGTGCCCGGTGCGCGGGCAGCCCTGAAATGCGCGGACGCATGCTGCACCAGATGCTGATTGCCAGCAGCCGGGGCGGCAACCGCCATGTGCTCGTAATTGAGGAGGCCCACGACCTGCATGTGCAGACCATCAAGAGTCTCAAAAGGTTTTGGGAGCTGAAAGACGGCATGCGCCGCCTCTTGTCCATCATTCTCATCGGTCAGACGGAGCTGCGGGGCAAGCTCTCCAACACACAGGCCGAGGTGCGCGAGGTTGTGCAGCGCTGCGACATCATCGAGTTGCCGCCTATCAAAGACCCGGAGGCGTACCTGGCGTTTCGATTCAAGGTCGCGGGAGCGGACATCAGCAATATTTTCGAGCCGGAAGCGTTGGCGCTGCTGCAGGAGCAGCTCGTAGTGGCCAGCAGCCTCAACAGCAACGGCGTGTATCTGGGCTATCCCCTCGCCATTGCCAACCTCGCACGGGCGGCCATGAGCAAAGCCTATGAGATCGGCGAATCCATCGTGACCGGTGACGTTATGCGCCTGGTGCAGCCCAAGGAGGCTGGTCGTGTCTGATAAGGAGTTTGTCGATCTGGTGCGCGCCATGCGCAATGCCCAGACCATCTTTTTTCGGTCTAAAGATTGGAGTGATCTGCGTTACGCCAGAGACTACGAGCAACGCGTGGACAATGAGCTGCGGATCAGGGCCGAGGGAAAACGCCCGCGACAGGGAGTATTGCTATGAGCAGGCTGGCAACCCTGACTATTACCAAAAAAAGCATTACCGCGACCGGCAAGGCCGCTAACGATATTTTTAAAGCACTACAGGAGACCAACATGGCTAAGCGCGTCAAACCCATATTGCAGGTTCCCGTTATCAAATCCACGGAGGAGGCCGACGCGGTGCTGGCCGAAATTGCCGCGCACCGGCGCAAGATTGAGCTGTACGAAATCGGCCTGCGCGAGAGCGTTGATGCCCTCAAAACTGAATGCACAGACAAGTGCGAGGCTCACAAACAAGCCATTTCCACACGGGAGCAGGCTCTGATGCAATTTGCTCTGGCGCGGCGTGAGGATGTTTTCAAGGGCAAAAAATCTGTGGCGCTGACGTTTGGCAGTTTTGGATTTCGCACGTCCAGTACGCTCAAAACGTTACGCAAGTTCACGTGGGAGCGTGTTCTCAACCTGGTCAAGGATCGCGAGCTGGCGTGCGTGCGTACCAAGGAGGAGGTGGACAAGGAGGCGCTGCGTGCCCTGGATGCCGATACCCTCGCCGCTGTGGGCTGCAAGCTCGTTGAGGAGGAAGGCTTTTTTTACGAGCTGGCAGACACAGACCTGGCCAGCAACCAGTAGGAGGCGCGTATGAGCAGACTCATGGGCATGATCCGCGTTGCCAAGGCCCAGCTTGGCATGGATGAGGACACCTATCGGGAATTTCTGCACAACACTCTGGGCAAGCGGACAATGGCTGGCAGCACGGGCAAAGAGCAGTGGCGCGTGGTGGAGGCGCTTAAGGGGCTGGGCTTCCAGCCCCGGCCCATCCACAAAGGTAAGGAGCTGCCAAGCGACCCGCAGGCCAAAAAAATACGGTCTCTGTGGCTGACAATGGCCGACTGCGGCGTGGTGCGGGACAGGTCGGAGCGGGCGCTCAACAGTTATGTGCGCCGCATCACCGGGCAAACGCTGGCCGATGCCACCACCAAGCAGTGCCTTGCGGTGATAGAGACGCTCAAATCGTGGCTGGATCGGTGCGAGAATGCTGATGCCCGTGCCAAATGCATGGCCGTGCTGCGAGGTGAGGCTGACGCGCCGCCGGTCATCAATGGTGCGCCGATCGCGGAGGTGGATCATGGGCGCGTACAGTGAACGCGGCAAAGAGATCCTCAACACAGTGACCTCCATTATTGATCAGGAGGCCACCAAAGGGACGCCGGGCCTTGGCAAACGCGTGGCGGACATCATTGCCGATCAATTTGGCGGACAACAGATATATTTGCCATTTGACCGGGAGCGGCGCGATGCGCGGATTTTTGCTGAGTATCGCGGTGACAACATCCACGCCATTGCAAGCAAATACAGGGTATCAACCAACCAGGTTTACAAAATCGTGCAGCGTGAGCTGGCAAAACGGCGGCAAAAGCAGACCTTGCTGCCCGGCGTTTGCATCGGGGCACGGCAATGACGTGCCCGGCCAGCAACCCAAAAGCCCCAATCTACACGTGCTGGCAGCGCATTCCGGGGATTACTGATCCCCAGGAGATTCGGCGCTGCCAGCAGTGTCCGCACGGCATGGCATTGATAGCATCCGTAACGTGGCGACGTGAGGCGGATCAGGATGCTCCTGACCAGGTAAGCACTCCAGAGAGAGAGGACAATATTATGGACAAGCCCACATACACGGTGGCGCAATTGTCAGCATTGATAGGGATCTCTGTCAAAAATATTTACAACGCTAAAGGGCTTAAACGCCCTCCATCGTCAGGCTCTATGGTGGGGGCAGTGCTGACAGAAATGAGCAAGCGCGGCATAACCTGGGATCAGGTTGTGTCAACGCCAAAAGGAGGCGTGCGAAAGGCCGCTGGAACGCCTGTGTCCGATGACGGACAGGCTGTGGAGGTCAGCACCGCCGCCGAGTCTCAAAAAAATGTTGTGACGGCACAGGAGATGCCTGATGCCGTGCCTACCTCCAAAGGTGAGGCCCTTTGCACCAGATGGCCGCTCGACATGCTGATCCAGGCCGTCAGGGCTAAGCTGCCCGCCCACACGTCCATCACGATCAGCAATTAGGAGGCGGTGGTGCAACCATCCCCGGAGCAATCCAAAATTTTGGAAAAAATCCGCAAGCTTCTGCGGCTTTCGCGTTCAGATAACGAGCACGAGGCCGCCGCTGCAGCAGCGAAGGCACAACAATTACTATCAGAGCACAACCTGACGGTCGGTAATATAACGCCAGAACAAGCTGCAAGGGAGTTTACGGCCTCTCATGCCCACCGCAAAACACGGCAACGCCTGGAACTCTGGGCGCACAAACTTGCCGCTGCCGTGGCGTCAGCGTTTGACTGCAAATATTACCACAATCTTGCTACCGGAGAGACCTCGTTTGTTGGTTGCGGCCCTGATCCCGATGTTTGCGGCTGGACATATGGATATTTGTACAAGGCACTGCTGGCGCTGGCTTCCGCGTATATGAGAGGACCGGCAAAGCGGCTGCGGGCAACTAGATCAAAGGCGCTGGCCAGAAATTCCTATCTGGCTGGGGCTGTGTACATTATTGGCATACGTCTTGAGGCCCAAAAGAAGAACACACCAATAACACCTGGCGCACTTGTCCCGGTCAAGGAGGCTGCGATCAGCCGCTCCATGCCTGCGCTGACCTCGCGCCAAGCTGCCCCACAGAAGATCAGGGACAACGATTTTACAAACGGCATGGATGCGGGCAGTGCTGTACCACTTTCAAAACCAATATCGGCCTCGGCCCATTGCCGCCAACGACTCCACGGGTGACGCAAAAGGGAGGTTTCACCCTCCCTTTTTTCGTTGCACTATCTGCAATCTATTTGCACAGACGTTTCCCGATATATCCCGCCCAATCCCAGATTATCCCGCCTCTTTTCCACTAGTTATTACGTTACCCATCAGCCTGTGCCGTCAATGCGTTCGTGATGCCTCCCCCCCCATTCCCGCACGCAGGTAAAGCCAGGTATGGAACCCAAAAGTTCCAGGCTGTTTTGGGCGTGCTGCTGTATTTGCAGTATTTCTG